TACAATAATGTCAGACGCTTCGAGCGTCTCCTTCATATACTCTACACCTTTTTCTGGTGTAGTGTGGTCACCACACGTAAAGGCATCACAAACTGCCATGCCTTTCTCTGGCCAAGTGTGAACACTAATATGACTTTCACCAAGCATCGCGATGCCAGTAAGTCCTTGTGGTTCAAACTTATGCACAGATAAGTTTAGGAGGGTGGAGTTGCATTCTTTTGCTGCACGATACAGCATCATTCGCATAAACTCTTTGTCCTCCATTCGATCTACATTACAACCTTTCAAAGTAAACAGGATATGTTTCAAGGTTCTAGTGCCACATAGTACGTCAGATCGATTGTACTATGCTGCCACTCAGAAATCAACGACTTGGAGACTTTGACCGAATAGTCGCCAGGGAGTACACGGATGTTATCAATCTTGAGATCAAGACTAAAGGTGCCCGACGTACAACCTGCCACGGTGATATCGTAAGTATTACTGGTATCATTTTCTTTATCGCGGAGGATAATTTTGATAGTATCTAGTCCTTCTTCGGACTGAAAAGTGAGGTCGGGAAGACCGTACACTGCAGATGCCTTGCGAAGTGCAAGTAGATCTTCAGCAGAAAGAGTGAACTGAATATCAGCACCAGGGAAATTTACATTCCTTTCTGGAGCACTCTTGAGCGTAATCTCAGGATCCGAGAAATAGTATTTTGCAGAAGTGCGCCCCCCGCGAATGCTAACGAAATCGTTAGAGGTGAACTCGAGCTGAGGATCGTTAAAAAGAGAGATACCCCCAAGAAACTGACTGAGATCATAAATTGCGAAGTCAGTAGGAAATACTTCTTCGCCAGTAAACTTTGCGAGTATGTTCTCTGCATTGCTAATTGTGCGTACTGTGCTTCCTTCTCGGAATACGATGGACGAGTTGATCGTGGAAAAGTTCTTGAGGACATCGAGAGTTTGTTCAGATAGGATAACTTTGCTCATTGGTTGTAGGTTTCAAGGGTTGTAGATTTGTCAGAGAAGTGAAGAAGAAGCAGAGCGTAGTGGAGGATCTTGATGATATCACGGCGGGCAGTGCCCTTCTTATCATACCGTGATGCATACTTAAGAATGTTGCTTCTGCAAAATGCTTCTGCATCACCACATGCTTCAATCAAGTCTAACGTTTGAATGCTGTCATTACCAGCAGAGTAGTGTTGTCCATATGTTCCAGTAATGTAATCACGTAGCTCTTGGAGTAGAGCATCTTCATTATATTTGTTTGCCATTCACTTATTCCAGATAAGGCGGATATTATCATGGTAGCATTCTTCAAGGTTGCCGTCAAGATCTTTGACAAACAACTTCAGACCCTCGCCACCTAGGATCTTAACAGTCTTGCCGCTGTCTAGAACGGCAAGATTGTTTACATAACCGTGGAACTTATCAGTCCTGAGTTGTGGCATCTTCTTCCTCCGTGTTTACATCAGCATCAATTTTATCATAAAGTTCGATGAATGACTGCTTAGTCTCTTCATCAAAACGGTTCACACAAACCTTGATCGACTTCATACGATCGCCCCAGATAGCATAGGCACGAACAATATGAACAAGACGACGGGTGGAAATAACCTCATCAATACCTCCATCTTTAAAAGTTTTACGAATAATGTCTGCCCAGTTAGCAAGATTGGTGCAGAACTCCTCATCGTTCTTGCCGACAGATGCAGCAATACGAGAAAGGATTTTGGTTTCAATAGCAGGGGTAGGATACTCCTGCTCAAAAGTGAGAGCGAAACGCTCAAGGAATGCTTCGTTGAGCACGTTGGTTCCAATGAACCGACCGTCATCAGATCCCTTACCCTTGGTGTTGGCAGTAGCGATGACGTTGAAACCAGCAGCAGGTTGAACATAGCGACCAGTCTTCTTCAGGAAGATGCCCTTGCCTTCCAGAATAGATTGCAGACACAGGATCTTGTTAGATGCCAGGTCAACCTCATCTAGAAGCAGCACAGCTCCCCTCTCAAGAGCTTCCACCACGGGTCCGTTATGCCAAACAGTGTTGCCATCAACAAGACGAAACCCACCAATAAGATCATCCTCGTCCGTTTCAATGGTAATGTTCACACGAATCAACTCCCTATTTAGAGAGGCACATGCCTGCTCAACAGAAAAAGTCTTACCGTTTCCTGACATACCAGTGATGAAAGTCGGGTAGAAGATACGAGACTGGATGATCTTCTTCACGTCAGAGAAGTTGCCAAACGGCACATAGTTCTCGTCCTTGAGAGGAACAAGGTTCTGCTCAACTGCTTCCATGACAGCGGGAGCAGCAGCAGGTGCCTGATAGGTTTGCTCAAGACGTTCTTGCACGGTCAGGTTCCAAGTGCCGCGCTTGACATAAAAGTCACGCAGACGCTTAGTAGCAGTAGCATAGGTGACACCGAAGTGATCACAAGCAGAACGAACATTGTCAGCATTAATCTCAGGACCGAACTGGTTGGTCAGGTACTCAGAAAGTTGTTCAGTGGTCAGGTCAGAACGAGCAGGCATTGGTTGGTTGCGTATGAAATAAGTATAGGGCAGAGTGGGGCAGGGTCAGGGGCAGAGTGGACGGTTCGTCAGGCGACATACTCAATGAAAGAACTAAGCAGTTTTTTGTTCGTGGACTTACTACCAAGCATTTTCTTGAATGCTCGGGTGATCTCTCCTTTCTTAGCACCGCTCTCCACATTGAAGTCAGTGTTCTCATTCAGAGAGTTGTTGGAGATAGCGTACAAAGCACTAAACGATACAGGGTTCTTGATGATAGCAGACTTCTCTTTCTTCCACTGCTTTTGGATTTCAGAATAACCTTCAAAGGATGCATAGCGGCTGACAAAACCTTGAAGTTGACTACCAGAAAGAATTCGGAAACCAAGAACATTTACATTAGGGTTACGATCACGCAGTTGCTGAATAAAGATGTTAGTCACATTCTCAGCATCAAACTGTTTGTATGTGATACCAGTCTTACGATCACGAAGGGTCTGATACCAGTCAATGCGACGAGGACGGACAGAATACTCATCTTTATGATCAATATAAACTTCATGACCATAAGCAGCAGAGCAACTTTCTCCATCAGACAAGATACAGACATTAACTTTCTGCAAATCATTCTGTTTCTTAAACTGGGGAATGACATAGTTCATGGTGATGACTGCTTCATTCAGAGGAGTACCAGAAAGACCAACACCAAAGGTTGCTTGATAACCACTATATGTTTTATAGCAAGCTGCTTCGCGGAACAGGTTCTTACACTGACGCTCATACTCACGAGCATTAGAACGAGAGGAAATGAAGTTCATCATATGGAAATATTCCTTATTGATATATACCTCATTCTTTTCAACACCAGGATAATCATATGAAACGTAATTAGTTTCACCTGCCATGGCACGTTTGGCAGAAACCCACTCATTAGTGAATGCATAAACTTCAAACGGGATCTGAACTTTCTTGCAGAATGCAGTCAAGTTCAGCAGTTGCTTGACAGTTGCCATCAGTTCGTTTGCCATAGAACCCGACCAATCAAGAACGAACAACAGACCGTGGTTCTTACCATCAGGCAGAACAGTCACTTTCTTGAAGATGTCATCATTGTACTTGTAAGTGTGTAGCTTAGAAGTATCAAGCACACCAGTCTTAGATTGACCTGCACGAGCGTAAGCGTCAGCAGACTTACGGCACTCAAACTCTTTAACAAGGTAGTTTACCTCCTTCTGAGATTGTTTGCGAAACTCATAGTATTGATTATCAACATACTCATAGGTTTCTGGCTCTACAGCGTTCTTATCAATCCAATCGTGCAGAGTAGTCCAGTCAACAATAATACTATCTAGATCAATTGCTTCAGGAATCTCAACATAAATTGGATTGCGACCATAAGAAGATGACAGTTTCTCAGAAGCACTATCAAATGCACTCTGGGTCTCAGAGGTTTCACCACCACCAGGACCTTCTACTTCTTCCTCTTCTTCTTCGTCATCTTCACTCTCAGTCGGACCAGCATTGTTGACACCAGACTGAGGTTCGGGTGCTTCACTAGGTTCGGATTGTTGCTGCTCAGATTCTTCGTCATCGTTACTTTCACTTTCACCCTGCTGAGCATCAGTAGGAGGAACGTCTTCTACCTTCTCTTGCTTAGAAAACTCAAACACATCAACAGCAATCTGCAGTACTTCGTCAAAGGTCTCTGCAACATCAGTGCGAGCAACGAATACCTGCTCCTCAATAGAGAAAGGAATCATAGCACTAGCACCAATCTTAAAATGAAGATTGATACGGTCAATCAGACTGAACTTGCTAGTATCTTGACCTTCAACACTAAAGAAATCAAGATCGTTTAGTTCCTTGTAACCACCAGCAAAAGACTTGCGGAGACCAGGAAACTTACGCTTCATTAGTTTTTCAATACGAGCGTCTTCAATAACATTCACAAAATCCTTAGGGCAGTCAGCAACAGCAGTCCAGTCTTCGTTAGGGGTAAAGAGAGCGTGACCAACTTCATGACCCACCAGCATGTCATAGACGGTTCCAGATGCCTTGTCCCACATTGGCAGCGTCAACACGCGACGATCAACGTCAAAAGATGCTGTAGGGGTCTTACGGTGCTCTACGATAAGGTTCTCAGTAGCAAGCAGTCGTGCCAGGTTGCCTTTGATTTCTTGGGATTGCATGTCTGTTCTTTGCTGATGGAATCATCATACAAAAAAAGGATGGTCATCCGACCATCCCATGTGTCACTTCGTTGACTGTCTCGGTCAAGACGCTATAGTTCTTGACCTTATCAACTGTGATCGTTCTATCAAATTTATCATCTAGACCCTGCTTATGACTGATGACATATACTTTAGTGGTGTCATCAAAGTTACGTAAGATCCATCCTAGATCAGATGTACCAGACTGGTCAAGCGATCCATCAAAAATTTCGTCTAGAATTAAGAGGTTAGTATCCACAGAATTCTTAAGTTTAGCAATACTACGCCAAGTAAGCAGCAGAGCGATGTCAATACGAGCTTTCTCTCCTTCACTGAAACTATCATAAGAAAATACGTCACGGTATCTAGATTTGATTATCTCCTCAAAGTTTTCATCCAAAGTAAAGTTGACATAAAACTCCATTCTTTGTAAGAATTCGTTAATCAACTTATTCATCGTAGGAAGATAAGTCTTAATAATCCTAGACTTAATGCCATTGTCTTTAAGGAGTTGACCTGCTGTTGTCAAGACAGCCCTGTCTTCTTTCAGATTAGCATGTTGCTTAGACAAATCTTTCTTACTGTTTACAAGAAGTTGTAGTTTATCAAACTCTGCTTTCTTGTCTGGGTTTGCACCATCAAGTTCTTTAATCTCATCTTGCAAAGTCTCTACTTGCTTCCTAATAGTCATCAACTGGAAGTTAGTCTGAGAGATCGTAGTATTAATATCGTTTACCTTAGTAGACAACTCAGTGAACTTTAAAAATCTAGATTCCTCTTCTTCAATTGCAGACTTAATTTCTTGGAAACCAACGTCCATCTCGTCTAGTTTAGTCTGACCAGATGTAATCTTTTCGGTGCGTAGTGTATCAGAAAGTTCTTGTGTGCAAGTAGGGCACACATGATTTTTCTCAAAGAACTCATGTTCTTTCTTACACGTATTCATTTTTACTTGAACTTTAGTAAGAAAAGTGTTTAACTTCTTTATTTTTTCACCAGCATTCTGATAGGTTTGCATTTCTTTATTAAGAATACTGATTTGTTGTGTTAAAACACTAACATCTTCAGCACCTTGGAGTTCAGTTTTTTTATACTCGTTTACTTTTTCTTGCTTACGGTCAATCTCTTCTTGAGTTTTTTGCTGTAGAGATAACATGTGCTGTTTTTGCAACTCAATTTTATCTTTCAGCAAGTCAAGTTGATAATCAACATCACGAACTTCTTCATTGTTCTCTCTCATCTTATCTTTGAGGAGAATATTCATCGTAGAGAACACTTGGATATCCAAAATGTCTTCAATGATCTCACGTCGTTGTGCTAGAGGCAGACGCATGAAAGGGACAAAGGTAGAAGAACCAAGCACCACAATTTGTGTGAATGACTTGTAGTTCATCTTGAGGACGTTTGCCTCAAAGTTCTTTTGCTGTTCTACAAGAGAACTCTCTTGGTTCCATAGTTGACCGTTACATGTGATTTCAAATTTATTTGGTTTAATACCACGAACGACTTTGTATTCTTGATTACCAATACGAAATTCAATCTCCACCAAGCAGTCTTTTTCGTTAATACTATTAACCAATGCTGGTTTGTTAATTTTACGAAAAGGTTTTCCAAACAACGAAAAAGTAAGAGCATCCAAAATGGTGCTCTTACCTGCTCCGTTAGTTCCAACAATCAGATTTGTTCTACCTGCTTCAAGATCTACTTCACTAAACACATTACCCGTGGACAGAAAATTCTTCCAGCGGATTTTTTCAAATACAATCATTCTAAATCTTCGGGTGGAATAATAAAGTCGTCAGCAGTAATAACTGAAAATTTTTGACCTTGCGATCTACATGCAACAATGATAGTTTCATCATCAACTTCAAGAACTTCCAGTTCAGGATTATCGTTATCCTCATCTAAATGAAACACATATCTTACCGCATCATCTTCCTGTTCAAAAAGAGGAATAATGCGTTCTCGTGATTCACTAATTACGGAATAGATACCAGATGGTTGATCCTTAAGTGTGATTATGAACATTCATTTACGTAACTTCGCATGATTCTATGTAGAGAGATTGCATTAGTTTTTTTAGGTCGGGTTTACTTACCTGCAAATCAATCTCATCAATATACTCGGACAGCAAAGTCAAAGTATCTTTCGTATTCAATTCTACATCATCTACTGCGTCTGCGTCAACTAGTGTTTCAACAATTTTAACGTCATGAGCACCTACGTTGTAAAGACGATCAACCAGTGTTTCAAACATTTGGTAGTCACGTTTCTCTTCAACGATGAGCTTGATGTACTTGTCCTTATAATCAGACACATCTTGTTTGTTGTAGTCCACACTGGTGTCGTCATAGAAGATTTTGTCAAAGATTTCAAACGGATTCTTGATAAACTTAAGCTTGTCACTTTCAGTATCGTAGATATGGAATCCGCGAGTGTCTTTATAATCATTCCAGAACATCTGATAAGGGTTGCCTAGGTATTGTACATTGC